CTTTCTGTATCCAAAACTTTCATCTCGTTTAATATATCTTTTGGTTCCCTTAGAACTGTTTCATCATCATTGTTGGGATTTTTTACGGAAAGATCAAAGGTTTCTGTATTTACATCTGCAACTTTTATAGACCAGGAATTATCCGAATCAGTTTTTGACTTTTGCAGTTTTACAAATTCAGAAAGGTCGGTTTCATTAAGCGGGTTTGTTTTACCTAAATTCCTATCCAAGTTCAGTTGGTAATACCAAACCCTTTTTGTGGGTGCACCTTTTTCAAAAAAGAGTACTACGGTTTTAACGCCCGCACCTGCAAAGACACCGCCGGGTAAATCAATAACAGTATGAAGATTACAGCTTTCTAAAAGTAATTTTCTTAGAGAAATGGAAGCGTTGTCTGTGTTGGAAAGAAAAGTATTTTTTATAACGATACCTGCTTTACCTCCGGCTTTTAATATTTTGATGAAATGCTGAAGGAATAGAAAAGCTGTTTCGCCTGTTTTGATAGGAAAGTTTTGCTGTACCTCTTTTCTTTCCTTTCCCCCGAAGGGAGGATTTGCCATAACAATATTATATCGATCCTTTTCCTCGATGTCCATAATATTTTCAGAGAGTGTGTTTGTATGTACGATATTAGGGGCTTCAATGCCGTGGAAGATCATATTCATCGTACCGATAATATATGCTAAAGATTTTTTCTCCTTACCATAGAAAGTATTTTTTTGCAGAGTCTTCATATCCTTAGTGGTAAGCTTTTTACTTTCCTTCAGGTATTCAAAAGATTCAGCTAAAAATCCTGCCGAACCTACAGCGCCATCATAAATTTTATTACCTATTTCTGGTGCAACAACTTTTACGATAGTTTTAATTAATGGACGAGGTGTATAATACTCTCCTCCATTTCTTCCTGCATTACCCATATTTTTAATTTTGCTTTCATATAGATGGGACATTTCGTGTTTTTCTTTATGAGAACGGAATCGGAGTTCATCTACAAGATTTATAACCTCACGTAAATTGTAACCACTTTGAATTTTATTTTTTAGCTCGCTAAAGATTTCACCAATTTTGTATTCGATTGTATCGGGACTTGTGGCTTGTGTTTTGAATTTGCGCAGATAAGGGAATAGCTGTTGATCAACAAAATCCCTTAGATCATCTCCAGTAAGAGCTTTATGATGATCAAGTTTTCCGTCTTTAGTTTTCGGTGCTGCCCAAACATTCCACTTAAATTTTTTATTGATAATTTCTGAATATGTTTTACCTGATAAATCAGCAGCAGTTTTTTTATCTTTTTCAAGGTCATCAAGATATTTAAGGAATAAAACCCACGATGTCTGTTCTACGTAATCGAGCTCACTGCTACAGCCAGCATCTTTCCAAAGTGTGTCATCGATATTTTTGAATATTTGTTCGAACATTTATATCCCTTTTATACTAAAATGAGTAGGAGAATAATTTCTTTATAATTAGGTGCCTCTGATAGTGCAAGCCACATCCCATATCCAGGATTCGAGGGATTTGTTATTAGATTTATTATTGCTTGCCATAGATTTATGGTCTAAAAGTTATTTGGGCAGAATTTGATTTAGGTCCCTCAAAAACAGATTTACACTGTGGACATTTCTTGTAAGCCTCATTAGGTGCTGGTATAAGATGTATAGCTTTAATATCATTTTCCCAGCATCGAGGACAGTATGGAATTTCATCACCCTCCAAGTACCAAAACGGTGATTTAAATTTCATATTTTCTTTGAAATCTTCCTTTGCTTTTAATGTTCGAATCTCTTCCTTGAGATTTCGATTATCTTCTGCTAACTCAAACACTTCAGCTTGCAAGTCTGCAATTTTCTTTATCAGATCTGCATTTCCGATTTTATTAACTATTGATATAATATCTTTAAATTCACCGACCAAACTCATTTCACACCTATAGTTTTATTATGTCATAGAATTTTCATAAGCTAATTTTAAAAACCATTTCAAAAATTCTTGGTTTAAAATCGTCAAAAAATTCCTTTTACCTTATCCACCAACTCGGCACCCCCTAAAGATATTAGAAAAGAAAATGAGGGGTGATTATCACAATCGTATCATAAAATCCGTTCTAAGATACTCAATATTATCAATTTAGTCTTGTAGTCAATTGGCTGATATTTTTGTAGTCCTTAGTCCTACAGGTCTTAATATTGAAAATTCTACACCTGCAGCGGGCAAGCTTGTCCACAAACTCTGCATTCCAAAATAATTTAAAGTAATTATGGATGGATAAATAATCTTAATCAAAGCAAAAATAAGAAAAAACGTGATGATTATGGAAAGAAATTGTTAAAGAGTAATATAGCAAATGAGAGAAATAGCACAAAAGACAAAAGTATATATGATCAATTCAATAAAATCCATCTTTTAAATCAAACCACAACGTCCCGAACAGCGCATCTATGGAAGCCGGATTTTCCCCCGAAGCAGAAAAAAAAGTTAAACGGCATTTGATTATGTATAAAACATTTTATTGATTGTGCGTTATAAATTTTTATGAATAGAATTATGGCTAAAGGACTAACAGAAAAACAAAAGCGGTTTTGCAATGAATACCTTAAAGATTTGAACGGGACACAAGCCGCGACAAGAGCTGGATATTCTAAAAAGACAGCAAACGAACAAGCGGCAAGAATGTTAGCAAAAGTTAGCATTCAAGAATATCTCCAGAAAAGAATGAAAGATAGAAGCGAAAGAACCGAGATAACGCAGGACAGAGTTTTGAAGGAGATGGCAAGAATCGCATTCTTTGACACACGCAAATTATTTGATGATGAGGGGAACTTAAAAAATATAACTGACCTGGATGACGATACGGCTACCGCAATTGCTGGGCTGGATGTTGTGTCGTTTTATAGAAAAGGGAATGAGAAAGAGTTACTCCGGGAGATAACAAGCAAAATAAAGGTAGTCGACAAAAAGGGCGCATTAGATTCGATAATGAGGCACTTGGGAATGTTTGAAAAAGACAACGTAAATGTAACCTTAACTTTTGAAGATTGGTTAAAAAAACAAAAGAAAAAACATTGAAAGAAGACGAAGTTATTTATTCGGAAATTTCAGACTTTACAAAGTATTGTCCTGAATATTTAAAGATTAAGAACAAAAGAGGAGAGATTGTACCATTTGTTTTTAATCCGGCACAGAAAAAAATAAACGATATAGTCCAGGAAGCGGAAAAGGCGGGGAGGTTGTTAAGGTTTATCATTCTGAAAGCACGGCAGGAAGGTGTATCAACATATTATGAGGGGAAAATATTTCACGAAACATCTACGGAATTCAATGTAAAGTCATCTATCATCGGGCACGAACAAACCTCTGCCGACAATCTTTTTGATATGTTTAATAGATATTATGATAATTTACCAGAACAGATACGGCCAATCAAAAAGTACAGCAACAGGAAAGAACTTAGTTTTGAGAAATTACAATCAGAAATAAGTATAAGTTCTGCTGATTCGGGAGAGAAGTTGAAACGATCAGACACGATACAAAAACTACACTGCACAGAGGTTGCGTTCTGGAGGGACGCTAAAGGTGCAATGCTGGCTTTGCTGCAAACAGTCCCGGACGAAATGAATACTTTGGTTGTTATAGAGTCAACAGCTAACGGTTTAGGCGGATGGTTTTACAACACTTGGAAGAATGCAGTTAGTGGCAAGAATGAATTTATCCCAATTTTCTTAGCCTGGTTTGAACTGCCCGATTACTCAAGGAAATTTAATACCGCTAATGACCGCGCAAATTTAATTAAAACATTAAGTTCTTATGAAAAAGAATTAATTAAAAAACACAATTTAACTTTTGAGCAAATCAACTGGTACAGATACACGCTTGAAAACAAATGTAGTGGTGATACTGATCAGATGATGCAGGAATATCCATCTACACCAGACGAAGCATTTATTACTTCCGGCAGACCTGTTTTTAATGCTAAAATATGCAAGCAGAATTATTTGAATGCAGAAGAACCAGTTATGCAGGGAGATTTAATAGAAGTTAAAGGTGAGATAGAATTTGTTGAGAATCCCAAAGGATTTATAAAGGTTTTTGATGAAATAACTGTCGGTTTTGTTGATTATGACGAACTAAATGTTTTCGCCGGTGGCTGTGATGTGGCAGAAGGTCTTGAGCAGCAGGATTATTCAGTAATTAAAGTTTTAGACAGGAGATCAAGAAAGGTAGTACTAACCTGGCACGGTCATATTGATGCGGATATGCTTGCAGAGGAGCAAATAAAAATACAGAAATGGCTTAAAGGCCAACTATATATTTGCACAGAATATAATAATCACGGACTGACAACTATCTCTAACGCTTTTAGGTTACATGTAAACCAATATTACCGGAATGATTATCAGAAGGGCATTGAAATGCCCAAAGATGCGATAGGCTTTAAGACAACCCAAACAACGAAACCTTACATCATCAATGGGCTGATTGAACAAATTAGAGAGGGATATTTTGTAGAACCGGAGCAAGAAGCTTGGGACGAATGCCTTACGTTTGTAAAAGATAGCAAGGGCAGAATGTCTGCACAAAACAAAATGATAGATCCGGGGATTAAATGTTTTGACGACAGGGTTATGGCTTTAGCTTTAATGTTCGAGTGTGATAGATGGATGCCACAATATAAAAAAGTAGAGAAGGTAAACCTTAACAAGATT